ATATCTAGTGTTGGAGAAGAGAGAATTAGTGATTTGCTTTCTTTAATCCATATTTCGTTTATTCGTGAATACAAATTTGATGATTGTAAAAATGAACGCCCGCTTCCGTTCGACTTTTATCTCCCAGACCACAATTTATGTGTGGAATATAATGGAGTCCAACATTTTGAGCCAGTAGCCTTCTTTGGTGGTGAAAAAGCATTTAAATCTTGCAAACACCGTGACCAAATAAAAGTAGATTATTGTAAAAACAATAACATCAACTTACTAATAATTCCCTATTGGGATTTTAATAAAATAGAAGAAATATTAACAAAAGAATTAAAAAGTAAAAATTAATATTTAAGATTTGATCCAACATATTTTGTTGGGAAAATGCCGTAGTAGCTCAGTTGGAAGAAGCGTCTCCCTTGTAAGGAGAAGGTCACTGATTCAAGTTCAGTCTATGGCTTTATTTATTGTATAAAAAAATAACAACTCAAGGAGTAATAATGTCTACAAGTATAAATAAGACAATAAAGAAAAAAACATCTCAAAGAAAATATTATTACAAGGATGGAAAGGAGATAATTACTGTTTATTGTCGTATATGTCAGAGAAAAAGAAAGCCAAAATTTTTCTATGAGGCAACAGATAAATTCCTTGATACAAATAATTTGATGAGTGTTTGTTCAGCTTGTGCAAATGATATGTATTATTCATTTTATAAAAGTGAAAACTCTTTAGAGGGTGCTATATTTAAAGTGTGTAAAACATTAAATATTGCATATTCTCCTACCGCCATTCAAGCAACAATTGGAAAGATAGCGAAAAAAGTTAATTCAAAAAAGCAAATAGGGGTGTTTAGTTTATATAAAGCTAGTGTTAGTGGAATAGCAATGGAAGAAGGTGAGGATAGAACTTTTTCAGATTTATCCCATCCACTTATGAATAAAGATATAGATGGGATGCTGAAAGAAGATGATCTTGAGTTAGTTAAGGAACTTCGTAAAACATGGGGTGATTATGAATATGAACATTTGATATTTTTACAGAAGGAACTGAATGATTGGAAGGCAACACACAAATGTGATAACAAAGCTGAAGAGTTTGTTTTGAAGCAATTATGTTATTTACAACTAGATATACAAAAAGCCCAAAGGGAGAAAAAGAGTTCCGCTCCATATCTAAAGGCATTTCAGGAGTTGATGAAAGTTGGTGGTATTGCACCAGTTCAGTCTAAGGCATCTGGAAGCGGAAAAAGTGTTGATACTTTTGGTGCTTTTATTAAAATGATTGAAGAGGTAGAGCCAGCAGAGTTTTACAAAAATAAAAAAATGTTTAAGGATTTTGATGGAATAGGTAAATATTTAGATGACCATATTACTAGGCCAATAAAAAACTTTATTTTGAATTCAAAGGATTATAATATAGAGGTGGGCTATAACAATCAAGAAGAAGATGATGATGGTTTTTATGATGACTTTGATGATGGCGAAATAGAGATAGAAAATGAATGATAGACATTATCAGACTGATTATATAAAGGATTCAAAATCAAAATATATTCATAAAAAAAGAAAGCATATGGTTCGTGAAACAGATTTTGATAACGAGAGAAGATATAAGATAAAATTATGGACAACTTTTTATAGAAGAAATATACATAGATTCATTGAAACATATTTGGGAATTAAATTATATCCATATCAAATAGTATGGATATACTTGATGTCTATATCTGATATTTTTGTTGCAATATGTGGAAGAGCTACCGCCAAAAGCTTTTTAGTTACTCTTTATGCAGTGTGTGTGGCAATACTTTACCCAAACAGTAAAATTATTGTTGGCGCAAGCAGTAAGGCTCAGGCTGGAATTTTGATTAGTGAAAAACTTATTGAGTTAATGTCGTTATCAAAAAATCTTGAAAGAGAAATTGTTTCATATACAGCAAATCAAAACATTTATAGAGCAGACTTCACAAATGGAAGTTATATAAAAATTGTTGCTGCAAATGAAGCATCGAGAGGAAACAGGGCGACAGTTTTAATTTTAGACGAATTCAGAATTATGAAAAAAGAAATAGTTGAGAGTGTCCTTGCACCATTTCTTGTTACTAGGGTTACTGGATATAAAACAAATTTAAAATATTCTGATTTTACCGAAGAGCCAAAACAGATATATATAAGTTCTGCTTGGTATAAAACTGAGTGGTGGTATAAATATACTACTGATACAATAAAAATGATGGCAGAGGGTAAGAACGCAGGGTTCTTTGCAACGGATATGTATGTTGCTATTGAGCATGGAATAAAAACTAAAAATCAAATAGAAATAGAAAGAAAAAAAACAGATCAAATAACTTTTAGGATGGAATACTTGAATGAGGTTATGGGTCAATCTGGGAAGGCATATTATAAGGCAAATATGTTTAGAAGGGGGTTGAAGAAGGCATTTTATCCAGTTAGAAAAGAAGAATATCACTTAAAGAAAAATGCCTATCAAATACCCAAAGTTGATGGTGAAATTAGAATAGTCTCCGTTGATATTGCTACGAGGGCAAATCAATCGAATGATAACTCAATAATAATTTGCACAAGACTTCTACCTTCAAAGAAAGGTTATATTAGGCAACCAGTCTATATAGAATCCCATCATGGTAAAAATAGTGTATTGCAAGCAATGAGAATAAAAGAAGTATACTATGATTTCTGTGAAGATGAATCGGGAATAATTGTTCTTGATCTTGGGAATGCTGGAATTAGTATTTTTGATGAACTAACAAATATAACACAAAATGAAGAAAGAGGTATTGAATATCCTGCATTTACCGTAACTGACTTGCCTTATGTAAAAGATAGTCTTTATGGGGAATTGGTTGAAAGAACCTTAAAAAAAACAAATGCTTTTCCTGTAATATATCCTATGCAAGCAAGTGCTGTTAGTAATAGCGAAATGCAAGTTGAGTTTAGGTCTGCCTTGCAGAACAAGCTTTTCAATTTTCTTATAACTGATATTGATGCCGAAGATTACCTAATAAGAACAAAGAAGGAGTTTTTGAAAATAAAGGACGACTTGCATATGAAGCCATGGTTCTTAGCACCATATTATCAAACAAATTTGTTAGTTGGTGAGGCTATAAATTTAGAAATGAATATTGTTAGTGGAAATATAAAATTGACAGAACCTACTGGTGGAAGAAAAGATAGATTCAGTAGCATTATGTATATGAATTCTTTAGCATCAAAATTTGATAAAGAGTTATTGGGAGAAAATGACGAGTCTGGTGATGCAGAAGCATTATTTAGTTCAACATTTTTTTAGTGTCAACTTTAAATGCTAAGAAGGAGGTATAGGTTTGGGTAAAAAAAATGAAGAAAAAACAAATGAGGAATTAGACTTGGGCGAAGAACAGGTTTGGGATATTGTTAAATTCGCAAATTCTTTTTATTCACAAAACGGTGGCATTGGTGTTTTTACACCTGATTTAGTCAATGATGCAATGAAGAGAATCACTATGAATCCAATTAGTGCCTCAGAAGCAAGCCTTCTTGAAGCATTAAAAGACCCCAAGAATAACGAACTAAAGCTACAAGGTTATGCGGAAGATTTTGAGAATCAGAGTCAACCTTATAAGAGAATGATTAGATATTTGGGGAATATGCTTTCATTTGACATGACTTATAGTTGCATAAACACAAAGGATTCAAGTGAATATAAAGAAAAGAAATATAAAAAAGACCTAGCTATCTTTGAAGATTTTTTAGAAAAATTCAATGCAAAAAAGGAATTCAAGACAGTTGCTAGACAGCTAGTTAGACAAGAAACTTTTTTCTGTGTTCTTAGGGATGATGGTGAAAATTATGTTTTACAGGAGCTTCCTAGCACATATTGTAAAATAACTGGAAGATGGGAAAGTGGAACTCTTTTCTCATTTGATTTTAACTGGTTTTGGAATTCTGGTGTTGATATAGATATGTATCCAGATTCATTTAAGAAGAAATATAATGATGCTTTTTTGATTGGAGATACAGGTTATGATCCATCAAGACCAATAACATCAAGGGGAAGAAATGATTGGGTTTATTGGGTTGATCTTTCTCCGATAGAAGATAAGGCTTGGGCGTGGAAATTTACACCAGAAATATCAACAAGAGTTCCTTTTTTCTCTCCACTTTTTCAAGATTTGATTCTTCAAAATATGGTTAGAGAATTACAAAAAAATCAATATATGTCTGGTGCGTCAAAAATATTATTCGGTGAAGTTCCGCTTTTGAACAAGACTGTTAAGGGTGCAAGTATAAAAGATGCAATTAGTATTGATCCAAATTTACTAGGTAAATTTTTAGCTTTAGTCAAAACCGCCTTGCAACAAACTGCTGTGAAAGTTGCTGCAGCACCTTTGGAAAATGTTCAGGGTATAAGTTTTGAATCTGATAATGGAATGTACAAAGAGTATATGAAATCTGCTTTGGCTAATTCTGGGCTTAATACAAATTTGTTTTTTTCTCTTTTTGTGAAACAAAATGCTATTGAGACACTCTTATCTCTTGATACGGATATACAGTTGATGCAAGTATTATATCCATACTTTGAAGATTTTATAAATTATTATGCTAATGCCAATACGAAACATTATAAATTTAAAGTAAAGTTTGAGGGTGCTGAGTTTCATACTGATAGAAAGGAAAGGCTTTCGGCGGCAAAGGACTTAGCAAGCAATGGTATTGTCCTCCCTCATAAGTTCGCTGCTGCTGTTGGAATGAGTCCGAAGGAACTTAAGGCTCAGATGGAAGAGGCAAGTGCAACGGGCTTTGTTGATATGCTTACCCCCATAGGGAATGGCTTTCAAACAAGTGAAGATAGAGATGGAGAGAAGGGAAGACCCAAGAAGGATTCAAGTGATTTGTCTGAGTCTGGGTTACAAAATAGGAGCGATGCGTCAAACATAGACAAGGAAAAAGGAGAAGTTTGATAAAACGTATATTTTATAAAGATTTAATAAAAATTAGTTAGTAGAAAATAGGAGGAAAAAATTATGGCTTTAACCACAAAACAAATATATGACCTAAATCACGCAATGGTCGCAAATCAAAATGTTGGAATGGGAGATTTAATTAGTGACGCAGGTGACGATATAGATGCTGCGGAAGCAGATATAATTGCGCTTGAGGTGTTTTCACCATTTTTAGCAAGGGCGGTTGCTGATGCATCATTTGTTGTTGGTGCTGAAGGTGGAGATGTAATAAATGTAGGAGTTCAGCTTGTTGACGCTGCGGGTGAAGATTTAGCAACAGCTTCTTCTGTTTTTGCCTACCTGTCAGATGATTCAGATGGATCAAGTATAACTGCAACTGCACCTGATGGTGGTGTTGCGATTGGAACAGATGGGATATTAATTCCTGTTCCAGATGTTATTTCTAATGCTGTTATTGTTGATGGTAATCTAGCTATTAGCGCAACGCCAGAAGAATTTAAAACCGCACAGACTTCAGCTTTCGTGATAAATGGTGTTTCACATACTAAGGCTGCGACTGATAATTTAACTTTCAGTGCAGCACATGTTATTACATTGAGTAAGTTTGGTGTTATTTTAATTCAAATTAATGCTGCTGGAACTATTAGTACGAAAGTTCCTTTGGCAACTCAGTTGTACGATGATGCTCCAACTGCCTTGGCTGCATTACCTGATGCTGATGCAGGTAACGTTGCTCTTGGATATATTGCTATTGCAAATGATGGAACTGAATGGGTTGCTAATACAGATGACTTAACTAATGGTAGTGATGTAACAACTGCTGCCTTTAACGACACTACCGAAGTGGCATTGGGTTCAGTTCCAAAATCATTCCAACTAGTTTCTGAAAGCGATGGTGATATTGATATTGACATTAGCGAATCTTCAACCCCAACATTTTATTTAGTTGTGGTTCTAGCAAATGGTGATCTTGTTGTATCTGATGCAATTACATTTGCATAATTATAAATAGAGAAAAGGGACTCTTTTTAGAGTCCCTTTTTATTTGAATAAAAAAATAGAATAGGATGTTGGTATGTATATAGTAAACCCAGAAAAAATAAAAGGTAAATATAAATGCGATGATAAGGTTGCAAGGTATCTTGTCTACGAATGTAAAATTCCTATACTTTCAATAGTCGGTGATGATTATTATTTTTCGAATACAAAGGCTCTAAAAAGGGCAATAGAGAAAATGTAATTTATAAAAAAATATTCTTTTTAGGGAGGTGTAATTTGTGGTAAAAAAAATAAAGTTCGAGGTAAGTGATGTGCATGTTGCTGAAGAAGATGAGGGTTCTCAGTTTGCAACATTGTCTGTTGATGTTTTTGCAAGTGGGAACAACTCACATAATCTACCTGTGTCAGAAAAAACTTTAAAGAAAACATCTTCTACTATTAAAGAAAAACCATTTGTTTGGATGTTTGATTTTATAACAAACGATGCTGGGTCACATGATCCTCTTGAAGTTCCATGTGGCTTTGTTCCGCTTGATAGTGATATAACATATCGTAGACTTGATGATGGTAGACTTATGATGAACGTAACTGGAAAGATATGGAAAAAATATTCTGGAAAGCTAATAGAAATATTTAATCGTGATGACAACAAAAAACCAGTTAGTGTAGAGATGGAAGTTTTAGATGCTGTTGAAATCGGTGATGGTAAAACAGAATTATTGGATTGGGAATATGTTGGTATAACAATACTTGGTACTGGTATAACACCAGCGATAGATGGTGCAAATGCAGATTTGATATCCTTCGCTTCCAGTGAAAAAAAA